CCACTGTTCCCCAGTCAAAACACTCAAAATCCTAAATATTTTGTAGTAAAACAGAGACTTTAAGGAGAAACATATGGCTACTCCTCAATTATCTCCAGGAGTATTAGTCAGGGAAGTTGACTTAACTGTTGGTAGAGCTGAGAACGTTCTTGACAACATTGGCGCAATTGCAGGACCCTTTTCATTGGGACCAGTAAATGAGCCAATTACGATTGAGACACAGCAACAATTCCTTGATACTTTTGGTAAGCCAATTGGAACTGATAGACAGTACGAGTACTGGATGTCTGGAAATTCATTCCTCTCCTACGGTGGTATTCTTAAAGTTGTTAGAGTCGGTGGAGACACCCTGAATAATGGTAATGCCGGAACCCAATCCGCTTCGGAAACTGTTAGAATTGATAATCTAGATGATTACGAACAGAATCATCAGACAGACTCCAGTTTCTACTGGGCAGCAAGAAATCCTGGTACATGGTCGAACAGTCTGAAAGTTTGTACGATTGACAACCTATCGGATCAGATTATTAGTGTTGCTACTACTAATCCAGGTGCATCAGGATTTGTTGTTGGTTATGGTGTTTCTGCACCAAAGGATGGAACTACGATTCCAGGTAATGGTTCGCTAATTTCGTTCAATGGTAGCCTGAAGGGTATTATCACTGGAGTTAACACCGACGCACAAACTGCTGCAAATAGTTCGATTGAAGTTAAGGTACTTTCAAGAATTACCCCAGTTACTCAATCTACTACAAACATTGGTTTTACTACGGTAAAAACTATTGGAGTTGCAAGTACAGAAACAATTTCTGTTAATAGTACTGTTGGTGTTACCACAGGAACTCTTGCAGTTATACAAAATAATCCTGGAGTTGATGGTGCCGAAGGTGCAATTAGTATTGTAAGTTTTGGTTCTTCTACAATCACATTGGCTGTAGGTATTGCACAATCTGCATTGGTTGGTACAGCTGTTACGTATCAAACACTGACATCGATTGCAGGATCTGAAACTCCTATTACCTATCAGAATTACAATTCTGCGAATTCATTCTCTGATGGTGATGCTCTGATTACTACTCCTGTCAGTGGTATCGCAGCTACGACATTCACCAGTGCTACAGTTACTGATTGGTACGATCAACAAACTCTTGGTCTTACGAACTCTACAGTTTACTGGAGAAATGTAGCACCGAGACCAGTATCTAATAGATTTGTAACTGAAAGATCTGGTGCAAACGATGCAATCCACGTAGTGGTTGTAGACGACAGTGGAGAGGTTACTGGAGTTCAGGGTAATATTGTTGAGAGATTTGTATCGTTGTCTAAGGCTTCTGATGCTACTGCTGATGGAGACAATCCTACTAGGACTTACTACAAGGATTTCGTTGCAAACAATTCGAAGTTTGCCTTTGCTGGGTTTAACCCATCAAATGTGCAAGACACTTATTGGAATACGATTCCAACGGCATCTGGTTTCTCAACCGCAACCACACCTTATACCAATGCACAAGGCCTTTGGGGTCAAGAAGCACAAGGTATTAGTTTCTCCTCATTAGGAAATGTAAGTTATACACTAACTGGTGGTGTTGACTATAGTGCCAATAAGGGTATGAGTGCTGACCTTGCTGGTCTGTTGCAAGGTTACAATCTATTTGCTAATAGAGATGAGATTGCTGTTGATTATCTAATCATGGGTCCTGGACTTGCGGTAGAAAATGAATCACAAGCAAAAGCAAATCTTCTGATTTCTATTGCAGAACAGAGAAAGGATTGTATTGCAACTATCTCTCCACATAGAGCTAACGTTGTAAATGTAACCAATTCTAGTACACAAACCGCAAACGTATTAGGTTTCTACTCACCTCTTCAATCATCGTCTTATGCGGTGTTTGATACAGGTTATAAGTACACCTATGATAGGTTCAATAACGCATTCCGTTATATCCCAACCAATGGCGATACTGCTGGTTTGATGGTAAGAACTGCACTTAATGCGTATCCTTGGTTCTCACCTGCTGGTCTCCAGAGAGGTGTTCTGAACAACGCGGTTAAGATGGCATACAACCCATCCAAGAATGAAAGAGACGAACTCTACTCTGGTAGAATCAACTCAATCATCAACCAAAGAGGTTCTGGTATTGCACTTTACGGTGATAAGACTGCTCTTGCTTATTCTTCGGCCTTCGATAGAATTAACGTAAGAAGATTGTTCTTGACTGTAGAACAAGCTCTTGAGGGAGCTGCAAATGACCAGTTGTTCGAACTCAATGACTCTAACACTAGAGCAAACTTTGTTAACATTGTCGAACCCTACTTGAGAGATGTTCAAGCTAAGAGAGGTGTTTACGATTTCAGAGTTATTTGTGACGAGACCAACAACACTCCAGATGTCATTGACAACAATGAGTTTAGAGCTGATATCTTCCTGAAGCCAACCAAGTCTATCAACTTCGTCACCTTGACGTTCGTTGCCACTAGAACTGGTGTTGACTTCGAAGAAGTAATTGGTACTGTTTGATTATATTAAATAACTACTAGGAGGATCAACTAATGGCAGAGACCAAATCACTTTCACAATTCAAATCTAGATTAGCGGGCGGTGGTGCCCGCCCCAATCTATTTGAAGTTTCAATTCCATCATTCCCATCAGCAATTGTTGATGCATGGGGAAGTGGGGACCAGTCAGAAAATGGAACATTTAAGTTCCTTTGTAAGGCTGCAGCCCTTCCTGCGTCAAACACACCTTCATTTAATGTACCTTTTAGAGGTAGACAATTGAAGGTTGCTGGAGACAGAACCTTTGAACCATGGGAAGTTACAATCATTAATGATGAGGACTTCCAACTTAGAACAGCGTTCGAAAGATGGGCAAACGTTATCAGTAAACTTGATGATGCAACTGGTGTTACCAACCCATCATCGTATATGACCGACGCATATGTTCAACAACTCGGTAGAGGTGCTGAAAGATTTGCAACCACGAATAGTGGTGGTCAGTCCGCGGTTCTGAGAACGTATAAGTTCTTCGATATTTTCCCAACGAATATCAGTCAAATTGCACTTTCATATGATAGTGGGGATACACTAGAAGAATTTACGGTATCATTCGATGTTCAGTACTATACAATCGGTAACTCACTAGAGTCTTCTGGTAGTAGTGCTGGTGAAGTTTTGATTGAGTGATAAATAACTAGGAGATACACTTCTAGTAAATATATTGCAATGGCGAGACTATTTGGTTACTCAATTGAAGATAGCGAAAAAACACCGCCTAGTGTAGTATCTCCGATTCCACCCAATAATCAGGATGGATCGGAGAACTATGTTAGTAGCGGTTTTTTTGGTAGCTACGTAGATATTGAAGGGGTATATAAAAACGAGACTGATTTAATCAGACGATATCGTCAGATGGCACTCTATCCAGAATGTGATAGTGCAATTGAAGATATCGTAAACGAAGCAATTGTTTCCGATACAAATGATACTCCGGTATCAATCGAACTGTCCAATCTAAGTGCAAGTGATAATATCAAGAAAAAGGTAAGGGAAGAGTTTAGATACATTCTCGAACTTCTTGATTTTGATAAGAAGGCACACGAAATCTTTAGGAATTGGTATATTGACGGAAGACTTTACTACAATAAAGTCATTGACCAAAAGAAACCACAAGATGGTATTCAAGAGCTGAGGTATATTGACTCAGCCAAAATGCGTTATGTTCGTAAGTTGAAGAAGAAAGGTCCTGATAGTCTTCAGACCGCACAAAGTCAATATACGAATTCCAACGAAACTGCATACGATTTTCCAGAGATAGAAGAGTTCTTCATCTATACTCCAGATAGTCGTACTGGTACTGGTGGTGGTGCTGGTTATGGTGGTAACCCACAGAAGGGAATCAAGATGACTCGTGACTCTGTTACCTATTGTACCTCTGGTCTAGTAGATAGAAACAAAGGACTTACATTGTCCTGGATGCATAAGGCAATCAAACCACTCAATCAGTTGATGATGATTGAGGATAGTTTGGTTATCTACAGACTATCAAGAGCACCCGAACGTAGAATCTTCTACATTGATGTTGGTAATCTTCCTAAACAGAAGGCAGAACAATATCTGCGTGATGTCATGATGCGTTATAGAAACAAGTTAGTCTATGATGCAAACACTGGTGAACTTCGCGATGATAAGAAGTTCATGTCTATGATGGAAGACTTCTGGCTACCTCGTAGAGAAGGTGGTAGAGGTACAGAAATTACTACACTTCCTGGTGGTCAGAATCTTGGTGAAATTACTGACATCAACTACTTCCAGAGAAAACTCTATAGAGCATTGAATGTTCCTGAAACCAGAATTGAAGGTGAAGGTTCTGGTATGTCACTGGGTCGTTCTTCTGAAATCTTAAGAGATGAAGTTAAGTTTTCCAAGTTTGTTGGAAGAATGAGAAAGAGATTCTCTGATATGTTTAACGACATGTTGAGAACTCAACTACTTCTGAAGAACATTGTGACTCCTGAAGATTGGGAGTACATGGCAGACCATATTCAGTATGACTTCCTGTATGACAATCACTTTGCAGAACTTAAAGATGCAGAGTTAATGACAGAGAGAATCAACCTGGCAACACTGATGGAGCCATATATTGGTAAGTATTACTCTTCTGAGTATGTAAGAAGAAATATCTTCCGTCAGACTGATGATGAGATTATTGAGCAGGATAAGCTGATTGAAGAAGAGATTGAGAACGGTGTCATTCCCGATCCTAATGCAATCGCAATGGATCCTGAAATGGGTGGTGCACCAGGAATGGGTGGTGCACTTCCGCCTGATACGGGTGGTGGTGATGCAATTCAATCACCAGAAGTACCCAAAGATCCAGCGGCTCCTAAAAACCCAGCCGGTGGTGTAATCTAAATAACCTTTAAAGTAATTATTAATTCACATGGATGACCTTATGGACATGCTCGTCAAAGATGACGAGTCTGCATCACAAATCAGTGATAAAATCAAAGACATTTTGTTTGCAAAGAGTGCAGAACAGATTGAAACTATCAGACCAAACGTTGCTGCATCAATTTTTGATGAGCCAGTTTCTGATGAAGAAATTGAATCTGAGGTAGAAGTAGAACCTTCTGAAGAAGAGTAATACTAAATACTTTATAAGTAACTATTGTAATTTAAAATAATGGGCGCATTACGACCAGTAGGAGTCAATACTACTTTAGCAACTAGTACGTCTTCAGCTCAAACAGCAGCAATTGCACAACAATCGGATACTCTTAGAGTTGTAGCACTGAATGCAGGAATTCATGTTGCATATGGTAATAACCCAACTGCAACTACTTCAGACTTCTTTGTATCTACAACAGATACTTCAGAGATTTCACTTGGACCTGTAGCTTCTCAAAGAGTTGTTGCATATACCAAAGGAACTACTACAACTCTAGATTTCCCTGAAGGGACTGGATGTCCTTTTGGAGTAGGAGAAGCTGTATCATTGACTGTTACTGGTCAAGCAGCATTTGATTTTACACATCAAAACGTTCTATCAGTGAATAATACCGCGGGTATTGATGGATTTTTTGGTACAAGATGTGTCATTGATTATAACTCATCGTCTGTTGTTGGAGACTTTACTTCTAACTACGCAACATTGAGAAGGTCAATTAAGGTAGCGGCAGTTACTGCATCTGGAACTGGCACAGCTCAAATCCAACAAGTACAAACATCCTGAAGATCCATGCAACTTATCAGAGAAGAAATCGAGACAGTTGATTTTATCGTCGAAGAAAAGAACGGTAAAAAGAGTATGTTCATTGAAGGTATCTTCCTTCAAGGAGACATCTGTAATCGTAATGGAAGAATGTATCAGATGGAGGGCTTGAGAAAGGAAGTCCAACGATACACAGAAAACCATATCAATGCTGGAAGGGCCCTTGGAGAACTTGGACATCCAGATGGTCCAACAGTTAACTTGGATCGTGTCAGTCACAAAATTGTTTCACTCACAGAGAACGGAACAAACTTCATTGGTAAGGCCAAGATCCTCTCAACCCCAATGGGTCAGATTGCACAATCACTTATTGGTGAAGGTGTCAAACTGGGTGTTTCTTCTAGAGGCATCGGATCATTGACCCAAACCAAAGAAGGTATCAACGTTGTTGGTTCCGACTTTATGTTGGCCACTGCTGCTGATATTGTAGCAGACCCTTCTGCACCTGATGCTTTCGTTGAAGGTATCATGGAAGGTAAGGAATGGATCTGGGATGGTGGCATCCTTAGAGAACAACAAGCCGCCAAAACTTACAAGCATATTAACACACTTGTAACGACTAAGCAACTTGACGAGCAAAAACTCGATCTTTTCAACAACTTTTTGAACAATCTTTAAAAGGTATTGAAATAAACAAATTATAAATAAATATAGATTAAAAAAGGTTAATCGGAGTACCCCCTCAAATGTCTCGTGGAGATTTACAAGAAATGGAGCAATCTAAAACTGCTGTGAACGCCAACGCTAAATCTGCTGAACCAATGCAGAAGCTTTCTAATCCCGGCGAAGGTCTTTCACCTTCTTACGAGGATCTTGGCGGTCCAACACCAGAAAACTACAAAGCTGACGATGATTCGGCAAAGCTCAAAGAGCCTACGATCAAAACAGTTAACGATGTAGTTAATTCAAAAGCTGCTAAGGCTGATGCAATGAAAACAATGGCTAATGAAGAAATCGATTCTACAGAAGAAGAAGTTCTTGAAGAAGAAGAGATTGTTTCTGAAGACGAAGGCATCGACATTGAAGAAGATGTAAACGCACTTCTCGGTGGCGAAGAGCTCTCCGAAGAATTCAAAGAAAAGGCCAAGGTCATCTTTGAAGCCGCATT